GTCTTATCATAGATCTGCTCTTCAGTACGTCCACCTTGCTTCTTAAGAAACCGATAATACGCTAGAGCGGTAGACTTCCGGTTAAAGATCTCAGAGTAAGTCATGGGCCATCCGAGCACTTCAAGCGCTTTCATGCCCATCTTGTTACCGCCAGAAGCAACCTCAATCTTGATAGTTTGCATGAAGCGAGCCATTAACTCTCCACGTCTCTCGAAATATTCAAGCATGGCCCGTTCTTGGGCAGAAACATTAGGAGAGTTCTGCTTCATTATGGCAATATCCTTCATGGCTTTGAAGAAGTAACCCTCAGCTGCAAACATACTATCCTTGGTCTTCATGGCGCTCATCTCCATTGCCATACGTGGAATAGCAACAGCAAAGTTCTGGGTCATCTGCATGACGGCCGTAGAGAGTTTCCCCCCAAGATACCAATAGAAAATCAAGTTCTTCATTATGCCTATTGATCTATCGTATCCATCTTTATTCCTCAAATTATCTTGTGCATATTTTACTAGGTCATTGAACAATTGGGGAGTATTGCGTTTGACCTCTTTCAGAAGTTCCATGTATTCAATGGATGCACCAAACTTGGACTTCATCCCATAGTATCCATTAAAGTAACTATTCCATATATCCCGGAAGCCGGTATCCTGGTATCCACCAACGGTCTTCATTGTATCCCACTTGAGTACGTGGCGGGATATATCACTAGCACCAGCACCACGAGCTCTACGGATATCAACGATAGCATCTGTAAGGTTGTCCATCAACTCGGTAGCCTGCTCCATTGATATAGAACTATCTTCTTTGGCCCGGATATTAGCTATAGCCAGATCAATTATACGAACGGTGTTCATATCGCCAACCATAAAGAAGACCGAATCCTCTGGTTTCATAGATCTACCATCGTGAATGGTAAAGGTACCCTCTGAGGCATCTGTTTCTTTAAGGAGTTTGCCGAGTTCTCCCTTCATCTCTGATGCATGTTGCTCGCTCTGCGCATGATGCGACCATACCCATTCGCTATGCGTCTCGCCTTTTGCGTCTTGCCATGTACGCTTGACTGCTACGTAGAACGGTCCAGACCCATGACGTAACGGGGCATATCCATCCAGGAACTGTTTCTCTGAATACTTAGCCTGTACCTCATTGAATCGTTTGCTGATCTTGTTGTATGCAATTTGCAATTTATTGGTGTACTTAACCTTACCGTCTTCTTCGTAGGAAGTTCTCCATTTCTTATCACCGAGCAGTTCTTTTATATTAGCTGGTTCTTTTCCAGAAACTAGCAACTTGTGCAAACGCATCAACTCAGCACCCTGCTCGGTGCTAAGAGCAGGTAGAAAAGGTTTAACCAGCGCCATCTTTGCAGTAGTTAGTTTATCTGCCCAGATACGTTTAGACTCAGCCACTACTTCCAAGTATCCAGAAATAGCCTTCTCGCTAAGTTTATAGTCGGTAAGTTTACTTCCTGTTTGCTTGAATATTCTCTCGACCGTAGATGGATTTGACAACTCCTCCCTAGTAAGATAAGCATGTGAAATAGCAGATCCATATACAAATAAAGGATCTAACTTAGCTGCTTCCTTTGGATCCAATCTCTGAAAACTATCGGTACGCTTGTACATGTAGTACTTATCGGTCTGGAAATCAGCAGATCGCTTCTCTCCGATACGAAGAGCCTTAGCCCACTCGATAAAGCGAGTGCCTAACCACAGTGGGTTAGAGAGGTTGTGTTCCCATCGCCCCACTTCCTTGCCGGACACCGGCAACCCATCTGGATTGCTTTTTAATAATCCCTTGGCACGATCAAGAACAAGTTCGTGCCATGCACGATCAGTGGTTATGCTGTCCTGGTTGGTAGCAGCGAGCCCAACTGCTCTACGCAAGGACTCATTGCGTTCCAGTTCGCTATAATCAATCATACCGGTTGATTCTAGGGTTTTAATTATGGGCAACGTACGATCAACCGGGTTGGACCACGCTGCTTTCTCTGTTCTATTTGGATCACTCAATATACCCTTGATAACAGTTGGCATATCTCCGCCACCATACGCCTTAGCCTTCTGGCCCTTAGGAACACGGGAGATTGTTAGGTTCATCTGAAGTGGCCTGGAGAATATAACCCCAGATCTAATTGCACCAAACAGTTCATCTTTGGTTCCGTAACTCCGAACAGAGAATAACCCGTGCATCTTCCAAAGGAGATCTCGGGCACCGTTCATAAGCTTAGAGAATAGACTGGACTTCTCCTGTGCAACTTTAATCCCAGGCATCCATTTAGCATAGTCTTCAGCAATCAGTTCCTGGATATCCTTTAATGATTGCTTCGGGCTAGTACGATACATAGCGTATAGTCTATCCTGCTCACTCTTGGTGAGGTATACATCAAACACCATATGGAGCAACTCATGGCGTAGCGTTACACCAAAATCATCCAGATCCTTTGCCATCTTGGAGATCTCAATGATAGGCTTGAGTCCTTCTTTGAGGGACCACCTGCCATTGATGCGCACTAGCTCTCCCTTGTCCCTGGCCCAATACTGAACCTCCTTATTGCGGATTTCTACACTGAAGTTACCCCAGCCAACATGGAATATTCCAGGTGACTTCTCGAAGATATGAGTAGCTGTGGGAAGATCTCTACGTAATGATTCAACTGATAAGCTAAACTGCTTGGTGTTCCCAGTTATATCAGCAAGTCTGATCTTCCTGGACTCATTTTTGCCCTCTTCTCTGTATGCAGTTGAGAGCATCGCGGATTTGAGGGTAGTAGCTGTATCGTCTTTAGCCAGGGCTTCTCTATCAAAGGCAACAAACATCTTGCCACTCTTCATTACGATCTCAAAGTTCCCAGCTTCAGTAGCGATTGTTATAACCTTATCACCCATCTTTGGCCTAGAAATAGCCTTGTCACTCTTAACCATAGCCTCTATGGCTTCATCGGTTATCTGCAACTCGCTACGCATCTCAGGAGTAAGTTCAGCCAGGAAATAGTAAACTGGATTCTTTGTGCCATTATGGATATCCTTACGCAATGCCCAGTGCTTACCTATCCATACCAGATTCTCTTTGGCAATCATAGATCCACCACTCATCTGGCGAGTAGGATCTTTGAGTTTACCGAACCAAGCGTTGAGATCCTTATTCGAGTAATAGAACGGAGAAGCTATAGTCCAGATGAAATCATCGATCTCTGCCTTGGATCTCTTATCCTTAACCATATCATCCATCATCTTGGCTATGATAGGATTCTGGCGCATACGAACAGTGATCATATTCATCTGGTTAACATAGTCCATGACCTTGCGCTGATACTCTACACCTATGGATTGACGTGCTGTCTTACCAAACCTAGCCATCATGGTCATGATGTCGCGCCTAGCATCGCTCCACCTGGTATCGGTACGAGACAGATCTATGCGCAACATGTTCTTCATCTGATCTCTGGTTACAGGATCTTTTACCAGCGGAATCCTACTCTCGATATCCTTACGCATGAACTCGTAGATCTCTCGGCCAGTTAGATTGTCAATATCGGGGATCTCTGTCACACGGAGTGATTCATCGCTGGCATCGAGTGCCTGTTCCTCAGCCAGCTTAGCGATCTCCTCTTCGCGGGATAGTTGTTTAACGCTAGTAGACGTGGCACCACCTCGTCCAGACTCAGCAGCAAACACATCTGCGATATCTTGCGACATGCTCTGCTTAACCATTGTTTGCATGGCAGCATCTGCCTGCTTGTTAGTTGCCAACCCGTATTTAGTTTGGATCTTCTGAGCTGCATATGCAATCAGGTTAGTGAGCGTTGGAGCCTCGCCCTTCTGTTTAAATTTAGCATAGACAACCTCGGTCATCTCATCCAACTCTGCTTTGGTTGGAGGATCGCCAATATCTCGTGCCTTGTCAAGAGTAGCAATGGCGTCTCTAAGTGTAGTCCTGATCGCACTCTTCTGCTTGGCAATCTGCGCCTCTTTATTCCTCGCCTCGCGTTCTTTGGAGATTGGAACAACTGGTTCAACCTTAGAAATCTTCATTGCCTTGGCATCGCTGATCACATAGAACTTACCACCGATATTGGCGATCTCATAGTTGAGTTTGTTAACACCACTGAGTACGGTAATGAAATTATCAAGCATCTTCTGGGCTGGTTCTGGTGTTTTAAACTCCGGGCTACGAATCGCTTTGCCTTCAGGTAGCGATTTATATTCATTGGCAATAATTGTAGGCGCAACCTCTTTAACTACAGGCTTTGCCACCTCGGCCTTCGAGGATGCCCCAGGTTGGACGATCGGTACCTTGGGTGAACTAGGAGTCGACTCCTTTTTGGCAGGAGCAGGCTTAGCCTCTCCACTTGCCCCAAATACCTGATCAAAGTTATTCTGAGTCTCCTCTTCGGAGATCTCTACCTTGATCGGTTTCCCTTTTACCTTCACTTGAGACTCAGCAACAGCCTTCCGCTCCTCGGGTGTGGTTTTGTCCTTAGCTTTAATCTTGCTCTTAGGTTTGGTAGTACCAGCCTCGGCAATCAACTTAGCCAACGCTGGCATCTTTGTTCCTCTAGGCACCTTGACCCCAAGAGCCCTAGCATTCAACTTCATCTCTGCAAACTTCTCTTTGCCAGCAAGCATTGATGCAGTGCGTTCTTCCTTGGATTTCTTGGGTGTGGCTTCTTTGGCGACAGTTAAAGTCTCAGCCTTAGGTGTCGCTTTCACTCCAGCTATATCATCCCTGATCCTAGCATTGATAGCCTTAAACTGTTCCTCGGTAACAACGTTCTTTTTGCCAGTGGGAATCTTGCCAACTACGGCATCTTTTATCTGGTTAACCTTTTTACCGCTGAAGTCCTTCCCAAACATCTTCCCATACAGCTCTTTAACTTTGGTGCGGTACTCATCCCATTGCTCCTTGGTGAACTCAACCTTGGGTGCAGCCGCAGCTTTCTCTTTCGGCTTGGCCTTTTCATCCTTGGCAACGGCCTTCTTTTCCATCTGCACTTTATCTTTAGCGTCCTGTTTCTTACCGGCTTCAACAATCTTCTTAACCTTTGCCTGTTGGATCACTTCAGTTGCGGTCTTGTTCCCTTTAAGGAAGTTGTCGATGATCTCACGACCACCCTGAAAACGAATCATGCTAGAGATGATTGCCTGGAATCTCTCGTTGCTGAGTTTGCCCTTGCCAGCAAGATATGCCTCGATATCCTGGATAACCTGGCCAACAGCCATAGACTTACGCACACCAAAGTCATTAACAGTGGGTGCCGCAAGACTCATGTCGAATCCATCACCAGCAGGAATAGCACCTTCTATATCAAAGGTAGCATTCTCTTCTCCCGCAATAGCAGGGCCAAAAAGAGAGTCCAATTCTGCTTCAGTGGATTCCTTCTTCCCCTTAATCTGATCCTCGTAACTCTTTATCTCCTCAGCAGACATGGTATCCCGGTGAGTATCAATATAGTTCTGAATATCATCAACGAGATTGACCTCTCCAGGTCGTACTGCAACGGTCTCTTTAACAATCTTACCCATTCCAACAAAGGTTTTGAGAGTGGACAGTACATCTTTGAGTAATGCGTTTCTACGCTCCTTGGATGCAGCAGCAACCACCTTAAGTGACTCCTCAACCTTAGGACCAATCCATTTAGCAGTAGTCCCTTGGAACTTGGGAGCCATCCTAGCTATGCCAACGAACTTGATCTTTCCTTTATCGTCTTTCTCTTGATAAATCTTCCAGTTCTTGGCAGTGAACTCTTCCGGGGTCTGCTGAGACACCAATCCAAACTGCTTAGATCGTTCCTCGTCCATCTTGAACTGTCTGCGTTTATAGAAGGACTTCAGCTTCTCCTTGAGGATGTTTACCTTTTCTTTGGTGTCGATCTCCCTCTCTGCGTCACTCTTGTAATCCTTGTCTTTAAAGTGGTATCCCAGCTCTTTGGGAAAGTAATCTATGTGGCGTTCTCCGTCTTTCCCGGTAACATCTTCATATTTTGCCCCAGCATCAATGGCCTCTTCGATCTCGTCTATCGTCTTTGGCTTTAACTGTTTGAGTGAAGACTCTTTGGCGTTGGGGAACTTCAGTGATGGTTTCTCCTGTACTGCAACCTTAGGCAGGAACGATGCCATCGCATCCTCGTCCTTAAGCATATCAACCACGCTCTTAACGTTCATCCCTTTCGATCGTTTGGTTGATATAAAATTGACTATGTCATCGAAGGTCTTTGGGTTAGATGCCTGGAGTTCCTCAATGGTAAGATTCTTTTGTGCGGGGGGAACTGTCCTCTCCGTCTTCATAGTCAGCTTGTTATGACTATATGTCTCTGGTTCGCTATATTCAGTGACTGCATGTGCGGGGTTACTAAGAGCAGATATAACGGTGGCTATCTCTTCAGACGTAACCGCTGGTGCTTTAGGATCTGTTGCCAGCATTTCAACAACGTTAGCAGGATCTGCTTCTGAGCCCTGACGCTTAAGGAAATCCAATTCACTCTGTGCTCTATTGTGCAGTGCCTTAGTCGCATCAGATGCGTCTGCTGGCAAACCACCCTCCATAGTGTTGAATACTCTACGCCCAGTAGCGCCCTCTAATCCATGAGAGTCAATCACAAAGTCATGTTCACCAGAACGAACGACAGTCCCAGGAGGTGCAACCTCTTGGTCAACTGCAACGGATTTGGTTGCAGTGGATGGGACGTTTGTTGCTTCTTCGGTAATGATATCGCCCCAACTCTTGGCAACATCTGGCGACATCGTATACGGATCGGGTGGAGTCGCTGCGGTACCGGCAACGTCTTTCGCAGAGGTAACATTGCCAAGTGTGTCTGTTTCGGACGTAGTTGTTACATCAGTAGGAGGCGTAATCTGTCTGTCCTTTTTGAAATCCCCCCTGTATGCTTTATGCGTAGCACCAGCAGCACCCATCAGTGCGGTCATCACGGTAGTTGGACCGATAACGCCAATAGCCTCCATAAGAGGATTTGCATCTGGGCGTATGCCTTGTACTTTCTCGGTATATGCCTGCCCAAACTGCTGACCCATTTCTGTGAGTAACTCAACAGGTAATACTTTTGTGAGTCCATTGACAAGAAACTGCTTGAATGTTTCCATTGCTCCTGATGGGAGAGAGGCACCAAAAAGTTTTCCTAAATATTTGGTACCCGCATACTCACCAACCATTTCGATGATACCATTGATGATCGGAGCGGAACCTTCTGGCTTCCCTGCTTCTTGCGCAGTCTCGCGTGTTTGCTGTGCTTGCGACAATCCCATCACTGCTGGGCCAGCCAAACCAGCGGCTAGTTGCATACCAGCACCAGCAACTTTTGCTATAGGATGAGGAACTACGGTTAACGCTTTTCCTCCATAATATAATGCACCAGATACCCCAACCGATGGGGCAATCATTGAAGCACCTTCCTTCACAAAGCTCTCTGGTTCTTGAGACTCTCCCTCCCTGGCCCAATCAACAACTCGCTTACCTATCTCAGGAGCAATGCCAGAGAACTGGAGAGCCTGTCCTATTTGTTCGGGTAACCTACGCCTTACGCCTTCATACAAACCAGTAGGAACATCGGATGGTTTGGGCATAACAAAACTAGAACTCTCGGGGGGAGTTGGAACCGCAGATGTGGGTACAGAAGGTGCAGCTACTTGCCCGAACCCAAAAGGGTCACCAGTATTTCCGAATGTCTCAGGTCCAGCAATGGGAGTGAACCTATTCTCAAAAGAATCTGTGCTAGTAGACATTTGATCTATTGGGATAAACCTGGACGCAAAATCATCAGCCATCTATTAACCTCCTATCGAGGAACGGGAGTTCCTTCTGGATATGTGAATGCTTGCTTGGTTTGTGCATCCCAATATACTTGCTTCTTTGTTTTTTGATCCATAGCTAACACTGCTGTTTTGGGAACATTGGGCGGCATGGTGGTCTGTGGTGCAGCACTTGTAACTTGCCCACCTCGAGAAGTACGAGTTGTAACCTTGCGTTGAGATTCCACTATCTCCGGTATACGAAACGGAAGATCTCCAATGAATTGTCCAGTTTTCCCTGTTTTGTCAACGGTGTCAACAAGAGTTCTGTACTCTCGCATCTGATAATTTAATGATTGTCCGGGATCGGTTATTTGCATTGCCATTTGATTTATATCGTTAATTTTACCAATTACCGAAGCCGGAGGCTTTCCATTAGGAAATAAACCATATATGCTTTTGAGAGCCGCGGCTCCCATTGCTTGTGTTGCAATCTTCAACTCTGGTTCGGTAATGGTTTTAATCTTACCACCCGGCGCTCCTGTTGCACCAGCACCTACCACTTGACCGTTTGGCATAACAGCGTATCCACCCTCGGAGATGGCAACCGGTACCTCGTTGTGGTATGTCTTCCCGGTTCTCTTATCAATAACCATTTCGCCCTTACCAACCTTAATAGGTGCATTCTCGGCAGTAAACTTCTCTTGGCTATATTTCATCAAGCCAAGCGCCTCTGCTTGTTTGCCCTTTAACTCGGTAAGGATCTCTCTATAGGTTGCGTTCATGTCTCCATAGAACTCTGGCCTGTTCTTTCCATACTTGCTATATAGGGCAACCGTCCTGGCCTGCGCCTGGGCATCTGGGTCGGCAAATGGATTAAATCCCATCTGCTTGACGATGGTCTGCTTGAGATGATTCATGAAACTCATCTGCTTCTCTACTGCCTGTTGGTCAGCAGGGAGTGTGGATACGGCTGCTCGTTTAGCCATCGCTTCTTTATCAACGATCCTTTGCGTGCCCTGGACCAGCTCTCCGTTCGCTCCTGTAGTTAACGTGGGTATCTCTTTATAGATGATAGACTTATCAACTACGGGGGCAGCGGACACTCCTGCGGTGGCTACGGTTTCTACTGGGACAGTACTGGGTATTGCGGACGCTGCATTGTTAACTGCTGTTAATTTAGACTTCTCGTATGCACGGTTAGCAGACGCTTCTAGTGGCGATTCGGTTGCCATGTTTTGGCCGAACAAGGACAAGAGCGGCAAGGAACCAGCGATACGCGCCCCTGCTCCCATAACCAAGTCCTTTGCAGATGCTATGGTACCGGGTATGCCTACTGAACCCATTTCTGTGGTAGCAGCGCCAGGGGCGAGAGAATCAAAACCCTTAACTAGCCTTCCGGTTGCATTAACGGTCCCCCTTACCATATTCGGAACTGCGGTTACAAGGTTAGCAGGGTTGACGATAAGGGGAACAGCTTCGGCCATCTGCAAATATTTCCTACCACGAGAATTTACATATTCAGGCGGTACTCCTGACTCTAACATCGTCTGGTCGCTTGGACCCAGCATACCTCCCGTAAACGCATTAGGGATATCTTCAGCAACTCCGAGGGCCATCCCCCCTGCATATTTTAAATAATCAGTCCAGTCTCCAGTTGCTTGATTCAATGGAATGGCTGTGCTTGACATAGTGTGTTCCTCCCTTATCCCTGAGCTCTCATCCAATCCTGCAATGCAGCCTGGTATGCCATATCGTATTGTTTCTGTTGTGCCGTGAAGTCCATGTTGCTCTTGTTCTGGAGAGCGGTATTCCTGAAAGTAGTCGCATTTACATCGGCAGTATATTGACGGTAAGCGTTCTCAGTATCTGTTTTGAATATATCACCATATACCTGGCGTCCGTAGTTAGCCCCAGTTTTCTGTGCATTATCAAACATAGGCGCTGCTCCTGCCACTATCTTTTGGAACGATAGCGCTTGAGCGGGTCCGGCTGGCATTCCCAGGGCCTGTGAGACAGCCCTATTAATAGCAGACTTAATTTGATATACATAAGGTGCGGACTCTTTATACCCGATTCTCTCTGCTTCTTTCTCGTTATACTTAGGAGCAGCAAGCGTAGGCATCGCTTCAAACGTTGGCACCACATAAGAAGGAGGGGTTATGTTTGGATTAAACGCTGACATATATTGTGATACCGCAGGACTTGCTGCTGGCTTTACGGTCTTGGGAAACGTGACGGAATTCCCTACCCTACTACCGGATGGCATGTAGTCTGAATTAGAAGACGGAGCAGCTATCCTCCCCAGACCACTACTTGGTGATCCATAAGAAGATCCACCCCCGGAGTTCCCGGTTTGTATGCTTCCTCCAGAACTAGGACTCCAACCGCCACCCCATGTTCTGGTGCTCATAGTTGTCCCGTTTGGGTCTGGATAGTAGACGTTCTTATCCTCAAGTCCAGGCATATTCCCGCCGTAGGATTGGTCCCCAGTAACTGCATCAGAGGGATATCCATAGTCGTTAGTTACGTTACCAACAATCAGTCCCCCACCTGGATCATTCCATTCATTCGTATAATCGAGTCCCATATCCACTTCCTCCTTTGCCTAAACAACTATTAGATAGTTAATATAATTAGTCAAACATGTCAAGGGCAAAACAATTTCATCGCTTCATCTTGTGATATTATCACATAGAACGGAAAGCCATTGCTCCATCCAGACACCAATGTGTCGGTATCGTTAATGTGGAACCCATAATACAGCCGTACTTCTTGGGGTTCACTTTGAGTCAGGATTCTTCTTGCCATCATCGGGTATGTTTGTGGGGTCATCTTTAACCTCTGGTTTAGTCTTTATCGGTCCCAATCCGCTATGGTCGTGCGTTGCGCTACCCTGCATAAAAGTATTTCTCCGTTATGTAAGTCTGCCTAAAGGCTTCTTTTGCTAATATCTCCATCTCGACCTCAGTTAAGGCTCTATTGTAGATACGTGGTTTAGCTAGAACTACGTTAGCATTGTCGTGAATGTCTGTAAGGCGAACAGTATATGGGGAAATAAGGTCGACAATATTATACCTTGAGCATCCCATCCAGACATAATTTCCCATAGGAGTAGTGAACTCATTCGAGGTCGGTAATTGGGGGGCATAATAAAGAACACCAAAATTATTCCTCTCGGTTAGCAACATATTTGCAGCGCCGTATGAATCAACTGAAAGTGCGGCATGATACCAAACATTGTAAGATAGCGGGTTGGATATTGCACCTTGTCCCTGCGAAGGTTCGTTTGCTATCCTTCTGCAACCAAGCAACCTATTTCCGTTGTAGATAAACAAACCTGCCGCACCGCCTAATCCCATAGGTTTAATTCCATAATGAGGAACTTCGCATAACCTCCAATCACCACTTGGCGGGGAACTTCCAGTCGATGATGACACAACACACACGTAGTTATCCTCTCCCACACTCACAATAGCGTGTTGGTAATAGGTGGCCTCCGAGTTCCATGCGTCGGATGTATGGGGGGTATTTACTGCATCATACCCACTTGGACCCGGATATGCAGTTTGCCCGTAATACGGTTCGTCTGATGGTTGCGCCCACCATACCGGGTCGTTATCGTCTAATTTTCCGCTTCCCCATGTTCCAAACAAAACTGCCGTCATTCCATTGTGAGAGAAACTAAGACTGGAATCAGGAATGGTACACCTGATGTAAATATACTTTCCATTTGCATCGTAATGTTGATGGAAGTTTAGTGGTGTTTTCAGCATGAATATAATCGAAAGAGTAAATGGCCCCGTCTTGGGAATGAGAGGATAATTCCCATCAGAATACAAAATAGCACTACCCGAAGTAATACCACCGGGATGCACAAGCGAATTGAACGGTTCTAAAGTAGGTGTAGCAAATGTATTGCTCTGCCAATACACCCCTGAATAACCAGCCACATAAGACGCTAACCAGTTCCCGTTAGGATACCTTATCAACATATCGTTTGTGGTCTTGAGTCCACCCCTTGTAGGTATCATGTTGAACTTAGCCACGCATCCAGGGACAACATCTCTGACATATTTTACCTCAGACTCCGGTCCTGGAGTATCTGGATATGTAGGAGAATTAGGCATTCCCGGCCATACTGGAGTTGGATAATCATATCCTGGCCAAGTTGGCGTAGGCCAATCTATTGGTGGGAACGGGCTATATGTTGGATATAGATACTCCATGTCCTCATAAGGTTGCTCATTTGGGTTCATGAACTCTGAGTGCTTCTCAACCTTACCAGACATGGAAACCCCGGAAGTAGTAACCTGAGACTCTAAATCAGCTACGCCATTAGCCATGTTAGGCTGATACCCGTAGTCTCTGTTCGAGGTCTTAGGTCTGCTCATCGTTCTGCGAGTTCCTTCACGTCAAGGCCGATAGTTTGAAGTTGGAAAGGCGTATCTACTGTATTGTTCTGGAACTTCAACGAGATGTGCGATCCCAGAGCGTTCATCTTTTTAACATTGCGAGCAGGGAGCTTACTTGTTGCCAGCCCGAAGGATATAAGTTTGATCTTTGTATTTATCGCATTGTTTTGGATCTTCAAGCTGAGGTGCTGCCCTGTGTAGTTCGTCTTGATTCTATAGCGGTAGATCTTAGCAGGGAACCTAGCAACTATAGACGCACCAAGTCCAGCGGCGGCTCCGGAGCCCTCCAGTGACGTAAGATACATTTCGTAACTAGTTATAGTTTTAAGCATAGGCGGTCACATAATAACTTGCTGAGTCGTATTGAGATACCAGATCGATTGCTTTTGGTAGCTCGCTCAGGGCTGACTTGGAGTTCCAATAGGTTGATCCATTTGTCCAATCCAAGAACACCCAGTTGGAATCACTTGATCTGTAGTATGCTACCCACTTGTGATCTACGCCGCCGAGAGTCCCGATATAAACCCGAACCCTTGAGATGGGGATGCCAGAGTTCACCAAGATACTCGCAAGCAGAAAAGCCCCATCCTCGTTGTCTCCTTGCCCCCAATAGAGGGTTTCCCTTGGTTCTGCCCAATGGTCGGCAACTCCCCATCCCGAAAGATCACTAAGAGGCGTAAGGTTGGCAGCTACCCACTGAGTAGCTACCAGGGCAGCATCGTCATCGTCACCGGGGACAACCACCATAGCTGCAAAGGCTTTCATCCATGTTTCGTCATATTTCAAGAGTGCAGTAATGTCTGCCTCTGTTGAGGCTATCGTGCATGAACGAAGGAAGATATTCCCTGTTCCCGTGAAAGCAGCCATTGTACCTGATCCCGCTATCCCTGACTGAGATGCAGCCCCCGAACAGACAAAAGGTGCGATAGTAGAAAGCCCGTATATACTCCCTAAATCCCCAAAAGCATCCCCTTCAGCGTAAGATGTAAAGGATGGAAGGGTAGCAGATGCTTGAGATGTGTTGTAGGTGATGGACTTCGCCGCCCCTCCACCTGTAAGTATCCCATCAGACGTATCAGTTATGGTGATGTCGTCTGAGGTGTAGGCGGTTACGGTTACTACTCCATCAGCCGAAGTAGCCGTAAACATTGCCCCATAGGTAGCATTGATAACCACTGCAATATTCGTCGCTGTGGTAGATGCGTCAGGGCCGATGACTATCTGGTTGGGTGCGCCAGTGGGAGTGGTGACGAAGGTGTAGGTGGTTATTGGGAGGTTGTCAGTTGACGGGGCCTGAACAGGGGGCGTAAAGTTAGAAGTCCACTTGGCGTAGTTGACCATCTCTACTGCATCTATCCATAGTTTAAAATCGTCAGATTCTCTATAAACTTCATAATTAAGAGAGCTAATATTTAATAAGGCCTGACCCGTAGGAACTGTGTATGTTGCTATCTTGGTACCGCCAAGAAATATATATACTTCGCTCCCGTGTGAAACTACTGCAAGATGCACAAAACTTCCCGCAGTAAGAGGTTGAGTCAACGCACTATTTAATGTGGCATCGTTTATGAAGTCACCATCTGGATGAATATAACCTTCTACTTGGAACCAAAGAGAAGCTATAAACTGCCAACTAATATACAGATACCAATTCCAATCCGTATCTCTTAGTGTAAACTGAAAATAATGGTTATGGGGATTACTGTCCCCGGGTCCATCTGGAGGTGCCCAACTTAATGTGTCAACCTTAATGAAACAATGAAAGGTAGAATCTCCAGATGCAGGAGACCACTGATACTCTAATTCTGGATATAGGGGGTCAGCTGTATTCGCAGCGAGTAACGAACTTACACCAAACCTAGCCGTTGCGGTATCTACGGACATCCCTTCATTTGTAATTGGTGTCAATCCCTGTGCTTCTTCAACCCACGTAGTCGCCCCATCTGCACCATCAAAATTAAGAACAAGTAACTGCCTGTCATCCTTCTTACTAATCGTAATCGTATCCCCTGCTTCAATCAGGGAGTTGTCGGTTACTGAGATTGTGCCGGTAGAGGTTACTTCGGTAGTATCCTGAAAAGACACTCCGTTCTTTATTGTTATTCCATCAATCCAAAGTGGATAGTAAGTTGTAGGCATTAGGCCACCGCTATAGCACTATAGTTAAGAACTGTTAAGGTATCTAATCCTGCAAAGGGTGTGTCCACTACAGTCATCCACTTTGCTTTTAAGCCGTTATACTCAACAGTAACTTCTCGGCCTGCAACAGAAATTTTAACAGTATTCCAATTACCGCTATGAATGTAGTGCTCTTCATAGCTGCCAATCACTGTATCATTCTTGTCACTGGCGGATACAGTAAGATGCATTGTAGTAAGTCCTTCAATAACTACTGAAATATATGGACCTACTAATGTTTCTTCGGGAGCAGTCCCATCTGTTAGAAAAATGTATATTCCAGCGCCGTGAGCGTCATATCTGAATCTGAAGATAAACTCAAAGTCGTCAGCAATGTCCGGGATAGTATAACTGAAAGCACCTTCATTTCCTGCATCAGCAGTTTTTAGTAACTTTAACGAGGATGAACCACTATACTTATGTGCAGTGTCTATTTCGCACCCGAAATTCCTAACCGGACTTAACCCTTGTGCAGTTTCTGTCCAAGTAGTTGCTCCATCTACTCCTTCAAAATCTAATTCAAGCTTACTATCATCGGAATGAATTAGCGCCGCAACTACACCTGGGCTACCTGTGTCTTGAGGCGTTGCTACACCTGTGCCGGGATCATAAAGAATAGGAATCAGCATGGGTATGCTTAACTTTACTACAGAAGTAAAAGTTGCAGTGCCTGGAAGCGTAAAACCGGAAATTGATAAATAATCGCTCCACCTCCCATATGCTGGAATCTGAAAAGTAGTCGCTCCATTAACCTTTACAACCTTGGTAAGTGCGCCCTGTGTGACAACCGAACTCTGTACCCAATACGAACTCGAACCATTACCAGCAAACCAAACTTTGATATTCGTTCCAGTTCCAGTTAGGTCAAGAGTTTGGTTAATAGTTGCATTATCAACAGGAACAGACCCATCTCCAACTCCCCAAGGACCACCAGAACTGTAAAACGTAGTTTCAGACATTACTTATCCTCAGTATGCAGGAAGTGTGACAGAGAAGGTGTCAATCGTAGTCGTCAGTTCATCCGTAACGGTCAGGTCACTCATGTTCAAATCCCCGCCTGAAACCGCACAAGTCCCATCAAATCTGATTGCCGAACTCGAAGCACCCGTTGTGTAGGCATTGTCATAGAATCTGTAATAACCAGCTTCACCAGTAGCTACACCTACTCCCGACCACACTGACGCATCCTTAGCGATTGTCCCAGATGAAGGAGCTCCAAACTCAAGACCATTAGCAGGTGAAGCAGCTACAAAGGCACCAGAGGCAACTGTAATCGAAACAAGCAAGGTTCCGGTTTCAATCGCATCAGCATTAGCTGGAATGGTCCCTGAATAAATGTCCATGATCCCGTCTTTGAAGATGTCCCGCCAAGAACCACCTTTCAGGAGAACCATCGTCACGGCTTCAGTGGCCGCATCATCGGCAAGGGAAGCAGTTGCAACGGTTATGGTCCCTGCAACTACAGTGACAACGGTAAAGGGTCCGTGAATAGCTGCCATGCCTCCCGTGAATCCATAGACGAGGAAAGCGTCGCCAACGGTGAAGCCAGCGGTCACGAAACCACTATTGGAATCAGTGAACGAGTCGGCTAATCCTGCGCCACCATCTACGGCTGCGATTCCTGTTCCTCCACTGATGATAACTGACGCCTTCCTTGCGGGGACGTTCCCTAAGAGTGCTTGACGTAATCCTGTCGATAAGTGTATGGACATTATGATCCTCCTTAGACTTCTGCGGCTGTAAGATCGACTTGGATAGTTAAAACGTCGTTATCTACAGCGTATTTTTCTTCACTTAACTCAATAGCGCAGTATAAAACTGCCCCTGTGCTTGCCGTGTTACCTTTGGTGTTAGAACCTTCTGCGTTTCCTCCTACCAGCGCACCCCCGATAATTGTCTTGGTGGCGCTTATGGTGAAGGTAGCAAGAGAGGCAGAGTTAGTTAATGTAAGACTGCTTCTTACCCCTACGAAACTTGGTCTTGTGGCCTCATCGTAAGCGGTTGATTCGGTATAGATGGGGACTGCGTAGGTGGATGAAGTAGTGGGGACGCTGCCTGATTCAATCAGCGCAACGAACCACTTATCATCCGTTATCTGGGTGCCGTGAAGAAACATCACATCGAGCAGCGCAGCGAGTCCTTGGTCGGTTACTACATTCTCGCAACGTTCCCGCCACTTCTCTTTCCCATCGGCGGTGCAGATTATCGTCCAGACTGATTTGATTATGGGTTTCATTATGCCACCGTGATAGCTGTTTGGGCCACCCCTTCTACATAGGGCGTGAGAGTGCATTCGCCAGAGTTCCTGATAATAAATTCCCTCATTATGATCTCTGCTCCATCTCCGTCTATTTCCATTGTAGCATAGGCGTCTATTGCAGTTGAGACATCACTATCTCCGTAGTTGGTTTGATACACTGTTCCATCATCAGTTCCTCCAGCCGCCTGTAATACGACCGTATCTCCAGAAGCAGCCTCTACCTCTACGCAACATGAGAACTCTTGGGCAAGCGAATCAAACTTCCAGGTCTTATCTTCTATATCATACACCAAGAACACGTTCGGGGTAGTAGCGCTTGATCCAGACACCAATCCGATCCTCAAACATTGATAGGTTGAGTCGTACATCATCCACATCTTGTTCTCGTATCCACGGCGAATGCATTCAGGCTCCTTGGGATCGAAATAGTTCTGGATGGAAGACTCTGGGGCTCTGGATATCATCTTGACCGTTGTCCCGTTGGTTACGAACACTCCTGATCTAGACAGGAAGTAGCAAACAGTTACCGGGCTGTCCTGGATCTTGTTCCATCCAAGGGAGACACCATCAACCACTACTGCTGACTTCTGGGAGAAGGTGCCATAGTTGGTGCTAATCAGTAGCTTCCCGAAAGTGGACGGGTTGTATCCCTGGTACATTGTGATGCACCCACCATCGGTTCCTCGTTCTTCCTGAAACACCAAGATGTTGTTGAAGAATGGTTTGATGCATACAACCTTGTTCATCCTGCCATCACCGGGGCGTTCCAATACCGCAGCATCTTCTCCATCCAGAACCATCGGTCTATATAGGGCAGACACAAACAGATCAACTGGCCACCTGTCGAAGCAATATACCATCCTGGATCTCCAGGGGCTAGACACGATCCCTTTCTGCCCATACTCTGTAATATCATAATAAGGCATGGTCTCGATCGTAAGGTTGACATCTATCGAAAGCGTTTTGTCCCATACGATCTTGTACCAATACATATCGTAGTTGAGCCCGCCGAACTGTTGCTTATACACATCGGTCTGCCTGCTGAAGGTGATGAATCCAGACTGGCTGAACCCAGCGGTACCGTCATTGAGGTTCGACACAGCGGCCCAGGCGTTCCCGTCCTTCCAGTAATAAACGTACGGTATGGTTGTGGATGCTGTTTCATTTGGGGACATCTGGACATCTACATATATCCCAATCAGCCTATCCAGGGACCCAACGTACAATATATCGCTACTTGTACCATCTGATATATCTATGTTGACATTCCCAAACGTGGTGTATGTGTCGGCAGATGCATCATAGAACTGAGTTTCTACAGCAGAGTTCAGGGCTGAGTCCCACACATTAACAAGAGGTTGCCATGTAGTGTTGTATTCTACAGCTGATGATTTGGTGTTTGAGTCCAGGTCGCCAGAAGATAGGTATATTTGATACCAGAACCCACATTGATTATACATGTAGTGCGGGATCTCATCGGTTGGTGCAGTCCAACTCATGGAGCCGGTCTTACCAAAGGCGCATCCACCATCGATGGTTCCATCCGTGAACCCGGTCATTGCGGTCCATGCCCCATTGTAATACTTGCCAGCAGCTACGGCTGTCGTGGTGTTGATAGAACTCATCGTCCACTTGATAGAGGTCGCAGGAATCGTTGTCATGACAAAGATGCAGTCATAGTCAACAGCAAGATCTCCAAGTGAACTGAGGTCAACGTAGGTGGTTGAGAGGCCATCTGTGGCCTGGTCGGTAAAGTCTTTCCCTTGGTCGGGTATGATTGCTGGAGCCTTTGATCCAACATAGACAATCACTCGCTTGACGGAGCTATCCGATCCTGGGTATATCTGGTGCATAGCAGATCCATCTGAGTATACCAATGTGTCGTCTACCACACCCCATGAAGCAGGAACTTGCAGGGTGGAGTCCCCAGAGAATACCTCCGATCCAAATGCTCCAGTTGTGACTGTAGGGGGTTGGTCGGTAGCATCGAGTACGTCACCATCACTCATCTGGGCATAGAGGTGACGCTCGGTAACCTTGCCCTTGGAGAACTGGAACAGCGACACCACCTCATTGGATCCATCGGCAGTAGAGTGGTGCTTACGGCATCCCTTGCGCTTTTCGAACCCAGGGTGAGTATCCCGCATGTTCTGGATCCAGCTATACCCGCCCGTAGGAACGAGGTTGACATCACGATCGGTGAATACACCACCACGGAAGGGGACACCCTTCAACACATCGGTCAACGGTTTGGCTGTATCTTCCTCGCCCTTAACGGGATTTAGTGTTGGATCTAGTTTTGTGACTGGTATTTGAGGGTCAGTAGCCATGACGACTCCTATGTATATTTCATCTCGCTACGCGCAGTAGGCACGTTGGTTATGTTGTCTTGAGTGAGATAGATCATCTCGTTTCGGTATATCTGGTGGTAGAGGTTAGCCGCACCATAGTTCTGCTCTTTCTGATAAGCCCTATAACACGCATACCAGATTAACAATGGTCGGAAGGCGAGGGGAATAGCCGGGGTGTTTGCATCGGCTGTTAACTCCACCCCCACATCGTTCACGTAGAAGTTAAGGTTGTATGTGGCGTCAGGGGTTGGCTCAATGGTTGCCGTTCCATTTCCCGTGAACCATCTCTGTGGTTCAGTGCCAACTAGTTGGGCATTCTGTAATGGATCTGATTGCACTAGTGAAGTCCATCTGCCGGTGGTAGGTTTGTACTCAATGGCCGCTATGTCATATCCATCAAACGATACCGTACGTGCAGATGCGGTAGTAGTCTTTGCGTCTGTATTCTGGATGCATCCAGAGAACTCCGCGATCTCACGGAGACCATCATTAATGTATCCGTTCAGTTCGGCGTCGGTCCAAAAGCGAGCAGTAGCCTCATTTAGGAGGTCGCGGGTGGCTGTACGGATGTCGCTTAATATATATGCAAACGCAGCCATTAGTTTCCTCCCTTGGGCGGTTGAGGTACTTGAATGTAGTCAGGGATCTTAATCGCCATTAACCTATCAGCCTTTTGCTCAGTCAACATGCTCTTCTTCGCCATAATAGATTCGATGTATTTGTTGTATACATAGGAAGCTAACTGCCATTTACGATCTCGCAGTAGTGTGCGGAATAGTGCGAACTGGATAATGTCTTCGTGATACTCGGAAGGGATAGACGGTTCATCTGTGTCAGCGGCCATGTCACCAGCGGGAAAGTCGGACACATATAATGTTAATGTATAGGGAGTCGCTGGAGGGAGTGGTTCGATGATTAGGTTGGTTCCCCATTGCGCCCAGTACTGGGGGGTGGTGTCTGTTACCTGAGCATGCCCTAGGTGCTTGAGGGTGATACGTTGCAGCCCTATTGGGCCATTAGCACCGACGTACTCTACGTACTTCACTTTATAACCAGAGAAGGCAACTGTTCTAGATCCACTCGATGTAGTACCCGAGTCTACGGATTCAAGGCATCCCGTCTTGGTAGCTATATCCCGCTCTGCCTCATTGATAAACCGATTGAGTATTGTGTCGGGGAGAAAGATAGATGTAGATTCCTCGTTGACTAACGAGCGAACTCTACTGCGGATTATCGAAAGATCAGGCCATGCAGCAGCAGCCATTGCTACCTCCTACAAACATCCAGCGGCTGGAGTCATGTTTCGACTATACCCCTGGAGGTTCATACTGTTGCGTTTAATGTCCTCGATAGATTTCATGAACGTGGCCCTAAACAACATAGACTTTTTATCATCAAACGATGCCGAACCAGAACGCAAGTAGGCGTCGGCTAAGATACCATCTATGATCCTGTAGTGCAGATTGGCTGGCAATTCTGGAGTCTGTCCACTCATAGTGGTAGCAGTCATCTGCGCAATGGGATACCTAATCGTTCTCATGTTAACCAGATAACTATACTGTGGAGGAACATGAAACGACATATATCCACGAACATAATCGTTAAACATGCGGGTGGGTTCACCAACATCGCTCTTGCGCCAGTTGCTCCAACTCTCATACATTTCTTTGGTTCCAGTACGTAACTGTAATGGTCCATTTACATAGTATGTAGTCCATGCCCAAGAGTTAGTCAAGGTGTGTCCGGTGGTGGCAGCAAACTTGACATACATCCCATTGTCCAGCGCCTGCCAGTCTCCAGTCATAGATACCCCTGTGGCCTCCCAGGTTGCCCCAGAATCGTTAGACCACTTGAATGTGTTGGTAGCTCCAGCTCCATCCACATAAACGACGTAGGACGTATTTGTGGCATCCAGAGAGTAGTTCCCCCGAACGGTTAGATCTGACAACCCAACTCCAGTTTGAGTGATCGTTCCATTGTACCCTGAGATAGATGCAGATTTCACGGAGAGTACCCGCGAGTCTAGTGCGTACTCGATAGTTCCATTGGTGAGGGTGAGGTAACAGGTTGCGGGAGTCGATGAATCTTCAATGATCATTGTCTCTCGGCAGATAGTGTTTATCGCGTCATTGGCATA